GACGTGCGCGCAGGCGGAGGCGTGGGCGGCCGCGGAGATGGACCCCACCAAAGGTCCGGGCGGGCAAGCACCGCGGCTCACCACATCGGCACAGGACGGTTCCTCACTGTCCTTCGACACCTACCTCACCGCACCGGACCGCAACGACTGGGTGAAATACATCGCCCCCTCAGCGTTGCGCACACTTCGGTTGGCGGGGTTGGCATCCGGGCAGGTGCAGTCATGGTGAGCGCTTCCGAGATGCAGGCCGCGATCTGGTTCAAGTGGCCGATCATCGTGGAACGGTTCGCCGGCACGGGCGCGTATGGGGATGTGTTCGACCCACCGGACACGATCGAACGCACGAAGATCACCGCCAAACGCAAGAAGGTGATGGCACCGGACGGCACTGAGGTGATCTCCGAAGCTGGGGTGTCCATGCCCGTGGACACCCCGTTGATTCCTCCGGGGTCGCGGGTGACGTTGCCGGCACGGTTCGGGGGTCGGGTGGCGATCGTGATCACGGATCAGGTGCATGACGATGGTGCCGACCTCACCCCCAACTTCTACAGCGTGGACCTGACATGACTGGGGCGTTCAACTTCGAGGTAGCGCACCAGCGCGTCCAGCAGGGCACCACCGAAGGGCTCCTCGACGCCGCCGACGTGGTCAAGCAAGAGTCCATCGAGCGAACCCCCCTCGAAACCGGTGAACTGCGAAACGACTGCACGACCGCCGCCGTAGACAACGAAGCCGTCGTCTACTACAGCCTCATCTACGCCGCCCGTCAGCACGAAGAGGTGGGCTGGCATCACCAAGACGGCGAAGCGAAGTTCCTCGAGAACGCTCTCATCGCCAAAAAGGATGAGGTGGCCGCGGTGATCGCCCAATCGATACGGAGGTCACTCGGATGAGCGACTGCGAACACTACAACCGCACCGTCACCGGTGTGACCGCAGACGACACGCACTTTCACTACGTGTACACCTGCGACGGATGCGGCCATCAGGCATTCGACGACATCCCGAAGGCACCTGAACTGCTGGGTGGTGCTGGATGACCGAACCCCGGGCCCCGGACAGGGACGCCCTCGAAGCAGCCCTCGCCGCCCGCATCGCCGGCGCCGGACTCGCCCGATACAACCCCACCGGTGTCTACACCCCAACCGGACTACCCGCAGTCCTCTTCGGGAAGCTCCCCGACAAACCCGATGCCGCGATCCTCATCAACGTCTACAACGAGGACTACAGCCGCGACTACGGAAGCCCGGACCTGTACGTCCAGTTGCGGTTCCGCACACCCGGGCAGGACAAACGGACCACGAACGCGCTCGCACATTCGGTGTTCCTGCTCCTGCACTTCGACGTGGACGAGTCCAACCAAGTGTGGTCCGGCCTCAACATCCTGAACTGTCGCCGCACCATCGCAGGCCCCGTCGAACTCGACGGCAACAACCGGTACAGCCGACCGGACTCGTACCGCATCACAGTCAACCCCTCATGAGGAGTTAAACCATGGCTCTCGCCTCCACTCTCGCCCGCGACTGGGTCCTCGACGTCCAGAACGAATCCGACGCCTGGACCAACGTCAAGGGGCTCACCGCCGTGTCCCCGATCTTCGAAGGCTCCGAGCAGGACGCCACCACGATCGACGACGAAGGCTACGGCTCCAGCATCGTCACCGGCCTCGCCTTCCGCATCGAAGGATCCGGCAAGCGCTCCGCAGTCGCCGGCACCGACGACCCCGGCCAGGACGTCCTGCGCCGCAAGGGCCGCAAGACCGGCGAAGAGAACTTCGTCAACGCCCGCATCTACCGCCGGGACGCCCTCCCGGATGCGTACTCGTCGCAGTGCACTGTGAAGTGGACGGACAGTGCCGCATCGGACCCGAACGCTCTGCAGGAGTTCTCGTTCACCCTGTCGGGTAACGGGAAGCCGGAGGAGATCGCCAAGCCCACCAGCACGCTGACCACGAAGACGTTCACGGTCACCGGCGCCCCCGCTGGCGGCACCTGGACCGTGACCGCGGACTCCAACACCACCGGTGTGCTGTCGCGGACCATCTCCCGCCTCGCGTTCCAGTCGGCGCTGGAGGCTCTGCCGAACGTCGGCGAGGGCAACGTCACCGTCACCGGCGACTCGGCCGCAACGGGCTACACCGCGGTCTTCTCGGTCACCCTGACCACGGTCACCGCAGCACACACCTTCACCGGTGGCACCACCCCGGGCGTCACCGTCGCCTGATCCTTCCCTCCGCTGAAAGGTCACCCCTGTGGATGATCTGGACGCGCTCATGGACCCGGTACTTCGCCTCCCAATCCGGGGGGTGGAGTACCGGGTTTCGTGCAGCGCCCACCAAGGCCTACACCTCGTCCGACTCTTTGAATCCGGGCTCCGCCTCGACGACACGTCCGAGCGTCACGAGATCGCGCAAATGCTCGGGCCCGCATACCAGCAGATGCTGGATGACAACGTCCCATGGGCGGCGATCGTCCGCTCCGGCCGGACCGCCATCTTCCACTTCGGGCACTCACCTGAACTCGGCGAACGGGTCTGGGAGTCCGGTGATGTGTCGGGAAATCCGATACCCCCGTCCCCGCATCAGACGGCGATGGGGGACCGGATCCGGAGCCTGTTCCGGAGGCCGCGTGCGTTTGCTTCGGGGAGTGCGGCGGGAAGCTGACCTGCGCCCCCGGCACGTACGCGCCTGACGACCCGGGCGGCGGCCGGTATGACCCGGTGACGAAGGTGCGGGAGTGGTGGAACCCCACCACCACCGACCCCAAATCAGGTACGTCGAAGGCGACGTGGTCGACGATCCTCTCCCACTGGGCAGCGATCGAACTCGACCTCGACGACCGCGGCCACGACATCGAAGCGCTGTTGCATGTGCGGTCGTGGCGTTGGCTTCGGCTCCGCATCACCGATCTGACCAACACCCCGGGCACACGCCTCCACACCGCCCTGACAAAAGGAACCTGATGGCACCCAAAAAGGATCTGGACACATTCTTCGACCCCGACCTGTACCTCCCGATCCGCGGGAAGCAGTACCAGGTTCCCGCCCCGGATGCGGATGAGTCGGAACGGCTCCGGGAACAGGTGATGGTCGAAGGCGTCCCCCCGGTCGAGCAGGTCCACGAAGCCATTCGGGCGTTGGGTTCGGCGTTCGACGAGATGCGCGCCGATGGTGTGCCGTGGCCGATGATCCTGCACTCCGGGCGCACCGCGATCCTGCACTTCGGGTTGTCCCCGGACATGGCTGACATCTATTGGGGTCTGACCCATTTGGCGCGGCTGGTCGACCTCGACCGAATCATGGATCTGCTCGCCGCCAAGAACAAGAAGAAGAAGCTGTAGCACCCTGAGGAGGGCAGAGCCATTTCGCTCGATGTCGGAGAACTCGTTGCCCGCCTCACAGTTGATGATTCCCGGTGGATCCAGGGCACGCAGAACGCGCAGCGGGCAGCCACCCGCGCAGGGGAAGCAGCGCAGGACGCGTCCCGTGTGGCGCAGCGGGCGATGGACGAGCAGGGGAAGGCTGCGCAGGCGGCGGCGAAGGAGATCGAACGCAGCTCCCGCACGGCCGATCAGGCGCGCAGCCGTTCCGCCGCGGCCGCCGACGCCGTGCAGACCGCGGAACGAAGGTTGCAGGAAACGCAACGCCGCTCCGGTGCGACGGCAGATGAGATCGCCACCGCGGAACGGCAGCTCGCCACCGCCCGCACTGCCGCCACCCGTGCAGCCGACCGGGCGCAGGCCGCAGCCGACACCTACGAAGCCACTCAGCGGCGCGCCACCCGTACCATCGAGCAGCACGAGCGGGCGCAACGGGACGCCGCACGCGCCACCGACCGGGCCGGGCAGTCTGCGCAGCAAGCCGAACGCGATGTCCGCCAGTTGGGGCAGGCATCCGAGGACGCCACCCGGCAGACGAGCGGCCTCGGCGAAGGCTTGCGTGGACGCTTGGAAGGCGCATTCGGTGGCATCGGTGACATCGCCGGCCGCTCCGGTGACAGCGGTGCCGGGAACTTCCTGGCATCGTTCTCCGGGCGAGTCGCCGGGTTGGGGTCCAAGGCCGGTCCGATCGGCATGGCCCTGGCGGGTGTGGCCGCGGTCGGGTTGGCCGCCGGCGTCGTCCTCGCCAACGCCATCGCAGACGGCATGCAGCAGGAAGAGGCGCAGAACCTCATCCAGGCGAAGCTCGGTGTGAACGATGAAACCGCAGCCCGGATCGGTCGG